TCGGTCTGCTCGGTAAGCACCCGACAACGGGCGCGGCGATCGCCAGCCCTTTTGTGGCTATGTCCCAGTCGTTTGGGAAGCAGGCGAACGTGTATTGGTACGAGATTTTCGACATCGTGCGTGCCACTTGCACCACTGACTATTCCGGTAGCACACCGGGCGATGAGGTCATGGAGCAGCTGTTGAAAGCCCGCTCATAACATCTTTCGATTCCTTCTTGGCTTGTCCCGACGAGGGTGAGCCTTCTTCATGTTCCAGTGCTTCTTGAAAGGAGCCCGCGTGTCTGTAGTTCGAACGGCTGAATCTGTGTGTATCGGCCATCCAGACAAACTCTGCGACCTGATCGCCGAGACGATTCTCGACGACATTCTGGTAGTCGATCCGAGTGCTCGTGTAGCGGTGGAAGTCATGGCCACCGGAAGCAAGATCATCGTGAGTGGCGAGATCACCGCCACGGCAAGAATCCGGATTCGCGCGTCGGTGCGGGCAGCGCTGCGGCGTGGGGGCTATAACCCGAACTGGTTTTTGATCTATGTGTGGGTGCGCCGCCAGTCGCCAGATATTGATGCGGGCGTGAATACCTCACTTGAGGTGCGCCAGGGCAGCGATGCTGCGGATGCGCGTCTGGGTGCTGGTGATCAAGGCACCGTTTACGGGTATGCCACCAACGAAACCCCTGAGCGCCTGCCGCTGCCGCTCGTGCTTGCACACGACATCTGCGAAAGGCTCGATACCGCCCGCACGCAAGGCAGGATCACGGGTATTTACTCGGACGGGAAGGCGCAGGTCAGCATTGCGTATGACCAGATCGGCATCCCCGCAGGAATCGAAGCGATCGTGGTCTCGGTTCAGCACGACGAGCACGAGAACCCTGAGCTGCTGGAGCGTGAAATCAAGGCTCTCGTGGTTGCTCCGGTGGTCGAGGCGCATCTGCCGGGCGTGACGCCAACGCGCGTGTTGGTGAATCCGTCCGGCAGGTTCGTGACCGGCGGGCCCAACGCTGATACCGGTTTGACGGGCAGGAAGCTCATGGTTGACACCTATGGTGGGCTTGGCCCGCATGGCGGAGGGGCGTTCTCCGGGAAAGACCCATCCAAGGTCGACCGCACCGGAGCCTACATGGCTCGCCTGATCGCCAAAACGATCGTGGACGCCAACCTTGCCGAGGAATGCCAAGTGAGCATTTCGTATGCGATTGGGAAGGCCGATCCTGTCGCGTTCCACGTGGACACGTTCGGTTCTGGCCAGCACCCCGACTGGCTGCTCATCGAGGCTGCGCGCGCGGTGTTTCCACTTCGACCGGCAGCCATGATCGACACTCTTGGGCTTCGCGCACCGATCTATGCAGGTTTGGCGACCTACGGTCACATGGGCCGACCAGGCCACACATGGGAAAACACCAATACGTATTTCGACTCGCTGCTCAAGGAGGTGCAGGCTTGTGCTGATCAAGAGTTTGCCGATCACATCGCTGAAACCCGCTGACTACAACCCGCGTAAAGACCTCCAACCTGGCGACCCCGAGTACGAGAAGCTCAAGCGCTCGCTCACCGAGTTCGGCTATGTGGAGCCGGTCATTTTCAACCAAACCACCGGCCGCGTGGTGGGTGGGCATCAGCGGTTGAAGGTGCTAGCTGACCTTGGCCACACCGACGTCGACTGCGTGATCGTCGAGCTTGACGAGACCCGCGAAAAAGCCCTCAATGTGGCACTCAACAAAATCAGCGGCGACTGGGACGAGTCCAAGCTCGCCTTGTTGATCGCTGACTTGGACGCGTCTGATTTTGATGTGGAGCTTACGGGTTTCGATGATGCCGAGATTCAGGCGATGATCGGTTCCCTCGACGACGACAATGTGGCTGACGATGATTTTGACTTGAGTGCTGCCCTCGAGGCTGCGTCTTTCGTGGAGCGTGGGGACGTGTGGAGCGTGGGCAGACACCGGCTGATGTGTGCAGATGCCACGAGCGAGTCAGATGTCGCCACGCTCATGGACGGCAAATCCGCCAACCTCGTGCTGACTGACCCGCCCTACAACGTCGCCTTTGAATCCTCCGGCGGCTTGAAAATCAAGGGCGATAAGCAGTCAGACGCGGCGTTCTTTGATTTCCTTCTTGCAGCGTTCAGCAACATGAATGCAGTGCTCGAGAAGGGCGGGTCGGCGTATGTGTTCCACGCCGACACTGAGGGGCTGAACTTCCGCAAAGCCTTCACCGATGCTGGGTTCAAGCTGTCCGGATGTTGCATTTGGGTCAAAGACTCCCTGGTGCTGGGTAGAAGCCCGTACCAGTGGCAGCACGAGCCGGTGTTGTTCGGCTGGAAGCAGGGCGGCAAACACAAGTGGTATGCCGACCGGAAACAAACCACTATCTGGAACTTCGCCAAGCCCAGGAAGAACTCCGATCACCCCACGAGTAAGCCGCTTGATTTGTTGGCCTATCCAATCCGCAATTCGACGCAGGCGAACGCGATCGTGCTCGACTTGTTCGCTGGCTCCGGCTCCACGTTGATGGCCTGCGAGGAAACCGATCGCATCTGCTATGCGATGGAGTTGGACGAAAAGTATGCCTCGGTGATTCTGCGTCGTTACGCCGAACACACGGGTGACGCAGCCGGGATCACCTGCCAGCGCGACGGCAAGCAACTGGCGTATCTGGATGTGGTGAAAGACGTCGAGCGAACCAGTGATTAGCCCACAATCAAAACAGCCCCAAAATAGTGGCTGACTAGGGCAAATACGGCTGGATAAGTGGCGAAACGTATGGCTGTATGTACATGACCAAAGACAGCCCCACCCTTGGGGAACGAGCGAAAGGACTGGTCATGAGCCAATTGCACACCAAGATCGACGAACTTACTGAAGCTGGCATCGACGTCCACGGCACCAACGAAACAATCAGCGAGGTGGTAACGGCATGAGGTCGATCAACTTCACCCCTAACAAGGCGGGCAGGAAGAAAGTCGCCCACGTGATCGCCGATCATCTCGGCGTTGATGCGGTGTATAAGGGGACGCCATCATTTGCTTACCAGATCGGCGACGCCACTCTGGACCGGGACTGGACCCTTCACCTCCCAGACAGCGCCAACGTTGAGGCGGTGCGCGAGGCAGCCCAGCGGGCGGGCTTCACAGCGGCGGACGCGGACGATGTGGGGTTGACCGTGACGATGCCTGCTACCGGCTGGACGGAGCGCACACGAGCCAACCTCGAAGCCCTACTTGCTTCAAAGGGCGCGCTAATTGCTCGCGCACTCGACATCCCCGCCACGCCCATAGAATTCGACGGCGAAACAGTCATGTTCCCGTGGTTCACCACACTGCCCAGCCAGGACCTTCGCGAGGCCGCCATCGAGTTGATCGCCGCGCTTTGCGAGCGAGCCGAAACAGCTACCAGGACGAGCAGCAAGCCACCCGCGCCGGGTAATGACAAGTACACGATGCGCTATTTTCTGCTTTCCCTCGGCTTCATCGGCCCCGAGTACAAGGGGCTACGCCGGGTTTTGCTGGCAAACCTTAACGGGGACGCCGCCTGGCGCACCCCCAGACAGGCAGTTATCCCATGAGCACCGCGCCGGGTGACCGGGTACGCCTCATCTCCACAAGTGACCCTTATACCCGGCTGCATCCTGGCGATGAGGGAACCGTAACGTTCATTGATGACGCGGGCACCATCCACGTCACCTGGGATAACGGCTCGACATTGGGTTTGATACCGGGCGAAGACAGCTGGGAAACCCTGCCAGAATCAGAACGAAATAACTCTTGAAAATAGTGGCTGACTAGGGCAAATATGACTGGATAAGTGGCGAAACGTATGGCTGTATGTACCTACCAAAACAACACGGAAAGGAACACACAGCCATGAACACCACACCGAAAATAAGCTTGGAAGAGGAAAACACGCAGCGCTTAATCGGGCGGGCGAACACGCTCGGCTACATCATCGTCCTCATTGACATCGAAGCCGACAACCTCTCCATCGAGATCTTGCCCTCGAGTCTTGCACCATACACCCCGCCGCTATATCGAGATCGGAAAACCGGCGAGTGGACGATCCAAACAACCGCTTACGGCTCGCTCAACGTGGACGAGATCAAGAAGGTTGCCGAAGGCTACGGCCGGGCAGCAGCGATGGTCGGCGAACTACAACACCTCACCGCAGGCGATCTAGTGAACTACAGCGCCAGACGCTAAGCGCACAATTACCCGGAGAGCCCTGCACAACGCAGGGTTTTCCTCGTCATAAAACCCAGCCATCAGAATCGCTATTTGGCCTTGAAAATAAGCCGAAAACGACTGGATATAGCCCGGAAGGTATGGCTGTATATACATACCAAAAGCAACCGGGAAGGAAACCAGAAAATGACCACCACGACCGAGAAACTCACCACCGAAAACTTACAGATGCGAGTCGATTCCTACGGCGCAGTTCTTGCCCACGGCAACTACGTGCTCGCCACCTTCGCTACCTGGACCAAGGCCGAAGGCTACGGCAACAACGCCCAGGTCTACCGCCTGGCCGAGCAGCCCATCAACGGGTTCGGCCCTAACGCGCGCGGCTTCACCGAATGCGCCCTCGAACTCGTCACCGAAGCCGACCATCTTTTCGAGGACGCCGGGCACGCCATCGCCTGGGCCTTAACCCACATGAACAACTAAACACTCACCACCAGCCACACAGCCTCACTCACGGGGCTGTGTGCCTCCTGGTAGCCGCTGACACGGCGTGGATCCCGGTTGCTTGCGCCTGTCGCGCCACGCCCTCCAGCGGCCACCAAATCGCCCGAAAGATTTGTTGAAAATAGTGGCTCTGACTAGGCAAAACGACTGGATATAGCCGAAAAGGTATGGCTGTATGTAACTACGTAAACAAACCAGCAAGGAGCCAGGAAAATGACCACCACGAAGACCAGCAAGACAACCCAGCAGGCCCTCTTGGACATCGCCAAGAAGCATTCTTGGGAAATCGACAACCGAGGCGACCTTGAAACCCGCATGAGCGACGCCGACGACTTCATCGAAGTGTCCGTCTGGGGGTTTGAAGGCCATGCTCGAAGCCGCCTACAAACTCGGAACCGAAACCAAGTAGCCATGAACGCCTACGAACAGGACCGGGCAGCCATCAAAGCTGGCAACAGTGTGGAAGTCATGAAACGACGCAAGGCCGAAATGATCGAGCTGGAAAAGGAACTCGCAGCTACGAAAAACAGCTTCAGGGCAAGCATCATCGCCCATGACTTGCGCCAGCGCCGCGCCGAGTATGCCTGCCTAGATAACCTCATCTAATCGTCCACAACCGCGCCACCCACGATGACGCGTTTCGCGCTGTCGCCGAGCTACCCTCACAGGTGGCTTTTCTTATCTCAACGCAAAGGAGCCTGTCACGATGGTCGAAGCGCACAAGCCGACAAGATTTATGGCAGAAGGCTCCACTTTTGACCAGCGAAAGGCAGACTTCGCTGTCGCGTTCATCCAAGCCCTACGCCACACCAAGGGACGCTGGGCCGGTAAACCCTTCAAACTCCTTGCCTGGCAAGAACAGATCGTGCGGGACTTGTTCGGCACGATCAAACCTGACGGCTACCGCCAGTTCACCACCGCCTATGTCGAGATCCCGAAGAAACAAGGCAAGTCCGAGCTGGCGGCAGCGATCGCCCTGCTGCTCACGTGTGGGGATGGGGAGCAGGCGGCCGAAGTCTACGGGTGCGCGGCTGACCGGCAACAAGCCTCCATCGTGTTCGAAGTCGCGGCAGACATGATCCGCCAATCACCAGCCCTATCAAAACGCGTCAAGATCCTGAGCTCGCAAAAGCGGATCATTTACAAACCCACCAACAGCTTCTACCAAGTGCTGTCTGCTGAGGCTTACTCCAAGCACGGGTTCAACATTTCCGGGGTCGTGTTCGACGAGCTACACACCCAGCCAAACCGAGCCTTGTTTGACGTCATGACCAAGGGATCGGGTGATGCCCGCACCCAGCCGCTGTATTTCCTAATCACCACAGCAGGAACCGATACGCACTCGATTTGCTATGAGCAACACCAGAAAGCTCAAGACATCCTCGCAGGCAAGAAACATGACCCGACTTTCTATCCCGTGATTTACGGTGCTGATCTGGAGGATGATTGGACGGACGAGGCGGTGTGGGCGAAAGCGAACCCGAGCCTTGGGGTGACGGTGCCGATCGAGAAAGTCAGAGCCGCCTGTAACTCTGCCCGACAGAATCCGGCAGAAGAAAACACCTTCAGACAACTGCGGTTGAACCAGTGGGTGAAGCAGTCAGTGCGGTGGATGCCCATGCACGTCTGGAACCAAAACAACGACCCCGTCGACCTAGCCGAGCTAGAAGGACGTCCGTGTTACGGCGGCCTCGATTTGGCTTCGACGACGGATATTACGGCGTTTGTCCTCGTCTTTCCGCCCTACGGGGCGGATGAGAAGTACCGGGTCGCGCCGTGGTTCTGGATCCCCGAAGGCAACCTGCCACTTCGCGTGGCCCGTGATCACGTGCCTTACGACCTGTGGAAGCAGCAAGGCTACTTAGAAACCACGGAGGGCAACGTCGTCCACTACGCCCACATTGAAGCTCTCATCGAACAGCTTGGTGAGCGTTTCGGTATTCGTGAGATTGCGTTTGACCGTTGGGGTGCTGTCCAAATGAGCCAAAACCTCGAAGGCATGGGCTTCACAGTCGTCCCCTTCGGGCAAGGCTTCAAAGACATGAGCCCGCCCTCGAAGGAACTGATGAAACTCGCATTGGAGGGCAGGCTCGCGCATGGCGGGCACCCGGTCCTGAGCTGGATGGTGGACAACATCCACGTGCGCACCGACCCGGCAGGCAACA